TCATGATGCAGTATTCCTCGGTTTAGGTATTAGATCTCACTATTAAACGCTATTCATCTCATCACAGACCGAAGAATAGGATCACAAATCGGATATGTCAACGAAAGAAAACACAAATCGCCATGATGCGAAAGTGGTTCGTGAAGCGGTAGAGAGTAACCGGGGCGGTAAAGACGCGATTCTTCGTTTAGTTGAAGCGTACGGATTCAGCAGCCGTCAGGCGTTATGCACCCATTTGGGCGTTTCGCAAAGCACGTTAGCCAACCGCTCAGCCCGCGATACCTTCCCAGCTGACTGGGTGATCATCTGCCACGTAGAAACGGGAGCATCACTTACCTGGCTTACTACAGGTAAAGGTGCACGCTTTATGGAAGTGGAGGAATCCCGTGTTGTGATTGCGACACATAAAAAAATCTCAAATGGGATTTTAGAACCTATGGATGATTTCATTCTGGATAAAGCATCACTACCCGAAGGCTTGAATGCCCCGTTTGTGATCAATGCAGATAGAAGCACTTATTTGGTTGATACCTATGAAGGCGAGATCGTCGATGGGCTGTGGCTTATCGAGATTGATAAGTTAGTAAGCATCCGAGAACTGGTACGTTTTCCCGGTGGAAGAATACGTGTCGAGAATGGGAAATCTTCATTCGAGTGCCAATCAAGTGACATCGTTGTTTTAGGCAAAGTGATCACCCGAACCGAATACCTTTAAGGCATGGAATGGCAATAAACAAATTACCCAATGGAAAATGGCAGGCACAGGTTTTCCCAAACGGCCGTGATGGCAAAAGGATTCGCCGCCAGTTTGCGACGAAGGGCGAAGCACAATCCTATGAGAAGTTCGTAAAAGAACAGGCTCAAGATAAGCCCTGGCTAGGAGAGAAAGCGGATAAGCGGCGGGTAATTGAGCTGGTTGAATTGTGGTTCAACACGCATGGCATTACGTTGGCGGATGGTGAGAAGCGGCGAACCACAATGGCGTTCGCCTGCGAGGCGATGGGAAACCCACTCGCAACAGAGTTTAACGCAAAAATTTTTGCGTCTTATCGCGAGCAGCGGTTAAGCGGGAAGATCACGCGCTCCACCCGTGTGAAGACGGTAACGCCTCGCACGGTCAATTTAGAGCTGGCGTATTTCAGGGCGATGTTTAACGAACTGCGCCGGTTAGATGAATGGACCGCCCCAAATCCGTTAGAGAACGTGCGCGAGTTTAAAATCAGTGAGTCTGAGATGTCATATCTCACTATTGATGAGATCCGCACGTTACTCGCCGAGTGTGAGAAAAGCCGGTCAAAGGACTTAACTACAGTCGTCAAAATCTGCCTGGCAACTGGAGCACGTTGGAGTGAAGCTGAAAGTTTGAAAGGGAATCAGATTCGCGCTGGGCAAATCATCTACGTAAAAACCAAAGGCAAGAAAAACCGAGCGGTGCCGATAACTGAAAAATTAGAGGCCGATCTGCCATCCAGCAGGAAAGCACAGGAGCTTTTTAAACCATGTTATTCAGCTTTTAGAAAAGCTATGCAACGTGCTGGCATCGAGACACCTGCTGGGCAGTTGACGCATGTTTTACGCCACACTTTCGCTTCTCATTTTATGATGAATGGAGGCAATATTCTTGTGCTACAACGCATACTAGGGCATACGGATATCAAGGTAACTATGCGATATGCTCATTTTTCACCAGATCATTTAGTGGAAGCTTCACTTCTTAATCCTCTGAATAAAGGTGATATTTATTAATGCCATTTTTATTATGCTGTTTTCCTTGAAAAAAAATGGTCGGTAAAATAATGTTATAGCAACTTTTTATTACAATCATTGTTAAATTTTCTAAATGAGGTTACCAATGTATTACAACACGATTATTGAAACTGAAGAAAAAGATAAAAAAGGAAATTATTTAACTTGCTATGACTTGGACAATGAAGACTTCGATGATGTAAAAAAATATATTATATATCCTTACCTTAAGAAAGAGGAAATATTTATTGATGGACGTCACATTGATGCCTCATTAGTAAGAATGATAAAAATTAAAAAGGCTGATAGAACAACAAATGCATTGCAATCAATAGCGCAATCAAAAGTACCTGCAAACGTTTTTATTTTTCTTGACAGAACGGATATTTTAACTGACAACTACACAACTGATATAACTAAAGAAACTCTTAGAAAAGCTGGTGAGGAAATTACTAAAACTGAGTCACGCAAAATCAAAGAATCTATAAATAAGAATAGAGAAACCAATAACAACATATTTATCGTTCATGGCCGTGATGATCTCTCAAAAACCGAAGTTGCTAGATTCATTGAACAACTTGGTTTGAAAGCAATTATTTTACACGAGCAAAATAATAGCGGGAAAACTATTATTGAAAAAATAGAAGAGCACACTAATGTTGGCTATGGGATAGTGCTCTATACACCTTGTGATTATGGCGGGTTGGAGGGTAGCGGTGATTCGAGACCTAGAGCAAGACAAAATGTCGTGTTTGAACACGGTTATCTAATTGGCAAACTTGGTCGCAATAAAGTGTCAGCCTTAGTTAAATCCGACATAGAAATTCCAGGAGATTTAAGTGGGTTAGTTTACACCGAATTGGATAAGGCTGGCGGTTGGAAAATCAGCCTTGCAAAGGAGTTAACAAGAGAAGGTTATTCCATCGATTTGAACAAAGTATTAAGTTAATTTTGAACAATTCGTCAAAAATTTTTTTCATTTTTGGCAGCAAAGTGGCAGCAGAGCGCAACGCTATGTGCCACTTTTCATCACTATTCGGCCTAAAGAAAACATAAAAATCAGTAAGTTACTGATTTTACTCGCTTC